TCCTTCGTTAAAATTATTTGTTTTTGGAAAACTTGTCACACCATTTTTGATTACATGACACCTGTCAGTTGGTAGATTAAAACTTTTTCTAAACTGTTCGTAATTCCAATGTGAATTAAATACATACCAATCGTACTTTGTGTGGTTTTCTTTATTTTTAAACCAAGGCTCAATATTAGGTTGGTTTGGGGCATTTTTTTGCCATAAGATATTTACTTTATCTTTAGATAGCGGTGTTTTTTCAGGAACAGATAAACAGATTTGAACACCTTCTAACAACTCTTTTTTAACATTTTTATGTAAAAAATTGTGTTGAAGTTCAGTTCCTCCCAACGGGTTCAATCTGTTCCTCCTTCAATATCCAACTGCGGTACGATAATTGTAACGTCCCTTTGAATGTCTTCTTCAGTTGTTGCAGACAGTTTGTCCTCGACATCGAATTTGGCTTCTTTTTCTGATGCATATTCTTTACCAGTTCTTTTGTTTGTGATCTTAGTTTTTGATTCACAATGTATTACTTTTGTCATAACTAAAAAATCAAATAAAGAACTAAATTTACTATTATATATGTTGTCATGTATTTAAATTTACATAATTAAAAAATTAAATCAACCATTTTCTTGAGAGCGATCAATAAGAGCGTAAGATATTATACCTTGTATTTCATTAGCTGTGCTTGCTGTCATCTTTAGTATATCACCTTCCTCTAATACTAACGTTTGAGATATGACTTGTCGTGTTGTATTAGCGGCTATGGCAGCATTATCAATTCTAAATGTTCCTGATGCACTTGTGTCGGTTACCTGTGTTGCTAAATTTACTACACCGCTAGCACCATTATGAACTTGTATTTGTTTTACTAAACAACGTCCACTTGTCGGTGATGTTAAGACACTCACCGTGTCAGTTGTTGTTAGCGAAAACCCTTGATTTTTATATCGTATTGTCATTAGCTCATAAAAAAGTTAAATGCATCTTGTTCTTTTTTTAATTCATTTTGATATGAAAAATTTAGTTGATTGACTAACGTTTCAATACTGTAAGACATTTGTCTTTGATTTTCCATAACATATTCTTCATTAAGTTGTGGTATAAGTAAATTTATTTTAGCCAATTTTCCTCGCTTTTTTTAAAGATTCTTTTGCTTTTTTAGCAATACTAACAACCTGATTTTTTCCCATTACTTTAGCACGTTGTTCCATTACTGTCAGTATTTGTATTTTTCTTGCATACGGTTTATTTATTTTTTTTACTTTAGCTACTGTTTTTCTTGCATCAGTTGGTGTAGCAAATTTAATACTAACAGTGTCTTTAGGGTTTTCATCGGTATAAAGTCTTCTGCCACTTTTTTTTGGTTTTTTACCAGTGCCTACTTTAGGGTCTCTTTTTGTCATTGTTTATCTCCTTCCATCTGGCTGGACATCAGCACGGAAAGAACCAAAACGCCAGCTTTCGTTTATACTTTCATTCTCTATTTTCAAAGCTGCAAAACGTCCTCGTGCTCTTGTGTCAATTTTATTTGTAGATGATGTTATTGTAAAAGGTCCTAAACTTGATGATGTCTCTGTTTCTGCTGGAAAGTCTTTTAATAACAATGATATTTTTGCGTTACCATCTATCTTAGCAAAGTCTGGTATAAAACGTCTTATCTTAATAAAAAACTCACCTTGTGTTCCCTCAAAGTCTAAACTAAAATCACCCGACTCAATAAAGGCGGGTATAGCTGTTCTGCCACCAGCACTATCTACTTGATCAGTTCCTGTTTCATGTTCATAAAAAGTGGTTGCACCTGCAGTATTTGTAATACCATTAATAGAAAAGTTAGGAACAGCTGTTGAATTAAATTCAGTTGCATAAGGATTATCAAAAGTAATTTTATCTACATAAGTTGTTCTTGCAAGTGAGCTAGTTGTCCAAACACCCTCTCTGTAATTTAGAGTTACACATCTATCAATTACATCAGACCCAAATTTTGGATAGAACCAATTTATCTCTGTGAATAAAGAATTATATCCTGCAAAGATAATTTCATTTTGTTGAAAATTAAAACCTAAATCATCGCTGGATTGTGTGGTAAACACAAAATCTTCAACAGAACATGGTATTTTTTTTACACCACCTCCGTCATATACAAAGAAACCCCCAGTTCGTCCCATCCAGTACACTACACCATCTACATGCACTATTGAATGTTGTGACATGGCTCCACAGTTTGTACCGACCTGTCTAATAGAAAATGTAAAAGGAGGACCCACAAATTGCATAATATAAGCTGAAGTATCTGTTACAATAAAAGTAACATCTTTAGCTCGTACAGCTCCTACAATTTTTGATCCAGAGTCTAACTGAAAAGTTCCTGCTGTGTTTGTAGAGGTAGCAGCATATGTTGTTCTGTCCTCTTGATCTGAAAAACGTATGAACATTTTGTCTTGTGATGCAACTGTGCCTATAGTGGTTTCAGTGCCTAAATGAATTAAATGTCTGTCTGTATCTGATACAATAGTTTGCACTGAGGCTGTCGGATTTGAAGTTACAAAAGTTGCTCTTGTAGTCAAAGCGTTTGAAGCTGAAGGATTCCATTCAAATGTTCTTCCGTTACGAACTGTGGCTATAAGAATTTCACCATAATTGTCTAATGACCAATTTCCCGGTTCAAGCACAGTGTCATCCGTG